CGATCCCCCCACCACCCCCGCCGCCACCGGCCCGCGGTTCGCTCGCGCTGATGCAGCCATTCAAGCCGTGTGCTGTCATGCCGTCCGGACAGTTGTCCGGCTGCTCAACGCACGCGCCCCCGGAGCCCTCCTTGCGCGAGCGGTACGGCATCTCCGGCGGGCACCCCGAGTCCAGGTGCTTCCGATCCGCGGCGCTCTGCTCCTTTGCCTGTTCGGCCGTGCGTATGCCGAGGCGAACGTCCTCTGCTTCCCTCTCGGCCAGCTCCCTCTCGGCCTTGCCGTAATCAGGCATTCGTTACCTCAGGCCCGCAACAAGGTTGCAGGGGTGTTCGAGCGAAGAAGGCTCGCAGAGCTTCCTTGCCGGCGGCGATGCCGCGGAGCACCGAGCTGCTCCTGCAAGGGCTGCAAAGCCAATGGCCACAGCGATCGCAAAAGCGAATGTCATCGGTGTACGTGCAGATGTGACAGCGTCCACGAAGCTCTTCGTACATCCGGCGAAAAAAAGGGGTTAGTACTCTGTAATGTTCGAGTTACGGGGCTTCTGAAACTCGCAGTTTCGCTCTTTCAGGAGCTTTTCGTGCTGCCTGAACGAAGTCACGGCCGGGTTGCCCTCCAGCCGCTCGTCGTAGAAGTACACCCGGTCCGTCCCGATGGCCGTGAACGTCGGCCGGCCGTGCCCCCCGCTGCAGAAGGGCCAGGAGCCGACGAAGAGCGGTACGCCGCACGAAGGGCAGGGCTCCGACGCGGTGGAGTCTGGGCTCACTGATTCCGCCGGCCCTGCCTGATGCGCGTTTTCGCTCTTCATCTAGACGCATTATACCACAATATGCAGTGGTTGTCAAGCGAAAACTGCGTATTCGTTGTGGCCGATTCACTGGCCGGTGTTACTGTCGTCGATTCAAGGACTTACGGGGCGGTTGGCGCGGCCATCTGGCCGGTTATCGCATTCGCCTGCTGCTCGGCGCTCGGTGGACCGCTAGGGCCTTCTCCGCCCGGCCCGGGTCCACCCTGAGGCGGGCCACCCGGAGCCACGCCCATGCTCATCGCCACCTGCTGCATAATCTGGCCGGTGAGTACACCAATCATCGCCTGCTTGATGTCGTTCAGGTCGCGGTTGGAGCGGAGCCCGTAGAATTGCAGCGTGCGCCGCAACATCGTGTCGCTGGATGCGAGCACCTGCATGAGCTGCGGATTGCTGAAGAGAGAGAGCACCTGATTCCACTGCTCGCGGCGTCGGTCCTCACTGTCCGGGGCGATGGACTCGATGTCGATTTCGACACCAAAATCCATGTCTCCGATTTCCTTCGCCTGCACGAGCTGCCACGTCTGCGCGACAGCCATCGACTCCTCCATTGCGGTTGGCGAGGAGGGGTCCACCTGCGTCTTGATCACGAAATCAAGGGACAGCCGGTCGCGCGCCGTCTTCAGGATGAGCCAGACGATGCGGGACAGCCAGCCGGCCACGATCTCTCGCGCGAACGTCTCGCGGTGCTTCATGTTCGTGTCGATGATTGACGCCTGGGTCGCGGTGTCGCTCTCAGCCACACCCTGCGCTTCCCCGCCGATGCCGAGTATGCGAGAAAAGTCCGCCTGCGACTGCGGCACGGCCTGCATCGCCGCGGAACCGAGCTGCGCATCCTCAATCGGACGGAGAGCACCGGCCACGTTCTCGATGACAACCTGCCCGTCGATAGGCGGGCCGGTCAGCTTGTCGATCTCGACCGCCTCCATCCCACCGGCTCGCATCGCGTAGCGTCGGACGAAGCGGCGACGGTGCGACTTCATCATGTTCCGCGCTTCGTTCATTTCGAGCTGCGGGCTCACGCCGCCCGCGAGCCAAGGCATCGGCAACGCGGAGTCGAGTAGCTCGTGGAACTTCAGCATAGCAAGCGGTAGGTACTCGAACGGCTCGTTTTCGAGCAGGAAGTAGCATCCGTCCTCACGGAAGACGTGCCGCATCTTCGTGCGGAGATCCCAAAAGCGCCAAACCTTGTGCATCCCCGTCTTCGCGGCGTCCTCGTCATCCTCGTCACCGTTCGAGACTCGGCTCTCCGGGTGCTGGTAGTCGCCGCCGGGCTTGATCTCGTCGAGTGCCTCGGGGTTATAGAACGCGTTCCTCTTCAAGTCCGAAGGCCACGCCCAGTCGTAATAGGCTACCCAGTCGTTCCGGTGCAGGAGGTTGTGCGACACTGCCGGGAAGCGGAAGTGCTTCGCCGGGATGCGCTTGACGAAGAGCAGCTCGCTCTCGATGATCGTCGCTGGCTGGAGCACGGGGCCGTTCTCGTCCGTCAGCGCCCCACCCTTCTCGTCGAGCGCGGGCTTGCCTACGTTCGGATTCTCGATCGGGTTCGCGCTGTAGCCGACTTCCACGACACCGAATCGGTAAAGCGACTCCTTCGTCGCAAGCAGTGTCTCCTCGCGAAACGCCGTGTCAGGGTCGTGGATGAAGTGGTTCGCGATCTCCTCAATGAGCTTCGCACGGTCATCGAGGTTCGCGCCCAAGTCATCCGCACGGCCCGGCCGCATCGAGACATGGACGCGGGGTCGCTGGTACATCAGCTGTGGGAGTCGCACTTCGACCGCGGGGAAGAACTGGTTCAGGATGTAGTAGTCGTCACCCTGATCGCCCGACTCTTGCTGCCCGGCGTAGAACTCCTCCAGCATGTCGCAGTTGAACTTCTCCTCCCAATCCGCGTGCGTCTGCCCGGAGTCGGTGAGGCGCTTCACCAACTGCTTGAGGCGCTTCTTCTGCGCTTCCTGGTCGTCGGTGGCCTCAAGTGGGGCCTCCTCCTGCTGCGGTTCGTGGGTTTCCTGCTCGTAAGCCATGCTTATCTCCGTGCCCACTGCCGGGCGAGGGAATCGAGGCGCGCCCGACGAGCGAGCTGCTTGTGCAGACCACCCTTCCGGGCCGCGACCATTGCTGCCTTGACGGCGTTGAACGACCCGGCGGGCGCCTGCTTTGAAACTTCGATGAATCCGGGCGCGCGAGAGGCGATGAAGTAGCGGAGCGTGTCGTAGGCATGGTCCGGAATCGTGTCTACGCGCTCCTCACTGAAAATCGGCTTTCCCAGGTGAGTGCCGACCTTTTCTCGACGCTGTGCGTTCGTCTGGAGGCTCAGATTTTCGACTCCGAGCGGATATCGATCGGTTTTGCGGATGAAGTAGAGCCGCGGAGCGCCTAATTTGCCCGTTACAGGGTGTTTCCGGTTCGGGTCGATGCGCAGATACTCGTTGATGCGGTTCCGAGTGCCCATTTCGTCGTTGTCGGCCTTCTCCCAAAAGATCGCGGTGCGCTTGTCGCCCATACTCACGTCCGCGTACTCGTCCGCGACGCTCCACAGGTCGCCTTTGTGCTGCTCCTTGCGGAAAATCGAGGGGTCAGCGAGCTGGCGCATGTAGGATTCGGGCCGCTCGGTGAACACACCGCTCAACTGCGCGATGGCATGCCTGTGCGTGCTGATGGAGGGCAGCGCGGCGTAGTACTCGCGGTACGCGAACACGTTCCCGAACTTGTCCACCGCCCACCAGACACAGCACGTTGGAGCAGTGTCGCCGTGGTCAAAGGTCCGATGTAGAGTGCATTCGCTAAGGAGCTGTTGAACGAAGCCGGGATCTCCGTCGAGGATCGAGAGCTGGCTGATTTCATGGATTTGACCTTCGGGAATCCCCCACTCCCCGCGCCGATAGCGCTTCTGGAAGCTCTCGTCCTGCGTCATGAGCTGCTTGAGCGCAGCTTTCGCAAGGAACTTGTTCGAGTCGGACGACATCGTGATCATCCGGTAGCCCTGCTCCTTGTAGGAAGGTAGCGGCTCAGCCGTGTTCGGGTCGAGGCCAGGGCTCCGGTCGTGATCGGGGCTCTCCGGATGGAAGCGTCGGTAGATCCAGTGCAGCTCGTTGTCCGGGTTGCACGCGATGATCATAAACGGGGGCACTGAAACGCGCCCGTCTTCGCCCGTACACTCCTCCGTGAGCCACTTCGGGATCTTCGCCTGATCCCACCGGCCGAGACGCGAGGAAAGCAAGTCGAAAACTTCCTCGCTCAGCTCCTCGGCTTGGTCGAGAAACACCCCGTTGATCTCCAGCCCGCGGATGACAGTCGCTACTTCCGGGTCATCGAAATAGAGCCAGTAGATTTCCGACCCGTTGTTCAGCCGTAGGATCTTCTCAGTATCGGCGCGGCGTCCGAAGGGGTGGTACGCCGCCGGTGGACAGAGCTTGAAGAACGTTTGCATTGTCGTCTTCTGCAACTCGGTCCAGCGACGCCGGCCAATCACCCATCGAGAGCCGGGAAAGACATCCGCCAGCCACAAGATTTTCAGACACCCGACGAAGGACTTCGCGGAGCCAAAGCCGCCGGAAAGACACAGGGGCGTGGGACCCCATTCAAAGCCCTCCTTCTGCTGCGGAGAAGCCCAAGCGAGCTGAGTCGTTTTCGTAACTGGAGCGAGCTGTGTCGCCGAGCGGATCGATTTGTAATTTGAGGGCAAATCAGTGTGCGCGTGGGAGGTGGTCCAGATGCGACTTCACGACGTTGAGCACCTGCTCCTGTGTCACATCTCCCATGGTCCACAGCACGACTGCGATCCGGAGACACGCCTCGGCAGCGACCGTCCCTGTCTTCCCCCTCATCAAGTCGACCATGTCGGCAGCCAGCTCAGAAATTTCATCCTCTTGCGCGTCGCTGAGTCTCCCCACTTCGCTCATAGCTTCCTCACAGGAACGCGCGTGCCCTTGGGCAGCGCGAAAATTGGCACGAGTGCGGGCGGCTGGTTGGATGTCGCGCTCACCTGACTGATCTCGTCGGCCATCTCGATAGCTCGCAGGCTGATTGCCGGGTTGGCGTTCTTGGCGTGAAAGGCGAGGCGCTCGGCCCGGGCCTGGACGCTCAGGTTCTTGATGAGGTGGGCGCGGTAGAGTTCCCGCTCCTTCCCCTGCTTCTCCACATCGCTGGGCTTCATGCCCTCGGCGTCCCGGATCTCGGCGACCTGCTGCCGAGCGACCCCTGTCGTCTCCTCGATTACGGCGAGCGACTGGCCCTCGGCGAGCATGAGGATGATTAGGTCGCGTAGGCCCTCATCCAGCCGCGGGCGACGCGCCGGCACGTCAGCCGGCTCCCCGTCGTCGCTGGGGTCAATCGGTGCTTCGTACGGCGGCTCGTCTGGATCTGGTGCCAACACCCCTTCTCCTTTCTATCCTCATCCCCTGACAACGTCCGATTATACCACAGAAGAATGCGAATGTCAAGCAGAAAATGCATTAATAGAAAAATACCCCGAGCGCCCGGCGGGCGCGAGGCCGCTTCGGGGTGGGCCCCCCCAGGGCGAGGCCCGGGGTAGGGTGGCTCCAGCGGGCGCGGGGCCCGGGGTGAGAGCTGAGCCGGGGCAGATGCGGCCCGGTTGGCCCGGCAAGTGTTAACTTCTTGCCTATCAACAATATAAAAGGACCCCCGTCCGGGGTAGGGAGGCTCCTGCGGGTCAAGGCTCCCCCGTCCCCTCCCCCCGGGGGGCCCCATTCGGCCTCCCGTCCCCCCTATCCCCTTGCCGCTCAATCACTTGCGTATGCACAGTGCTTGCGACCCATGCGAGGTCGTAATCACAAATCCGACGGCGAAGCCCTACGAGGCGCGCCCTGTAGACGCTCTACAGGAGGGTGGGCTAACGCCTTGCCTATCAATAGCATAGGCGGCCGCTGCGTACGCAGTGGGCCAAGCGTATGCGCGTAAGCATAGGCGTATGCAGGGGATAGGGCATAGGGCATAGGGCGAGGGCAAAGGCCGCGGGAGAGAACAGGCGAATCATACGCATTTGCCTGTTGACACCGGGGGGCATATGGCCTATTCTCCATATGCGCATCGACGCGCGAGGAGGAGAGATGGCCTACAACGGCAAGACACAGAAGACGCGGCAGGGGAAGTGCATACCCTGCGGCGGGGAAATCAAATGGATACGGGTCGACGGTCGCTGGACGCTGTTCGACAAGGACGCGACCACAAAGCACGTATGCGCGCCGAAGCCCGGGCCCGAGCCGGAGGCGAAGCCGGAGCCCGCGCCGGAAGCGCCGGAGACGCCAGAACCACAACTGGACAAAAGGCAGGTGAAAGCACGGTGGCTTGACGACGACAACCTTGCCGGCCACATTGCGGATATCGATACAAAGCTAGGACTTCTCCAGCAGGACGTGGACGGGCTCAAGAATCACAGCGGCGGAGAGTACCGCTTTAACGCGCTCCCACCTGTGGGCAAGATCGTCAAGGCTGATGGACATTCGATGATGCCCGAACTTCTGCGGGCACTCGCGGCAGACCAGCCTGCAATGCTCTTCGGTGAGCCCGGTACGGGCAAGAGCGAGGCTGTACGCGTTGCGGCTCGTGCGCTTGGCCAGCCGTGCACCGAGATAACCCTCGGACCCGCGGACACGCCGTCACGCATCATCGGGTACCGCAATCCCACGACAGACAACTACGTCGAAACGGACTTCATCAAGGGGTGGCGCGAGGGGCACGTGTTGCTGATCGACGAAGTGTGTATCGCAGCACCTGCAGTCCTAACGATCCTCAATCCGGCTTTCGGTGGTGACGGCTCCACGTTCTCAACTCCCGGTGGGATGCTCCCACGACACCCGAATACACGGCTCGTGATTGCGGACAACACGAACGGGCTTGGGCAGGCCGCTTCCTACCCGACGCGTCGAGCACTCGACATCTCCTTCCGCGCCCGGTTCATCTTCCTCGAATGGTCCGAAGACAAAGCGCTTACGAAGGCCATCACAGAGCAGATACTTCGCGACCGTGCAGAGGAAGCCATCGCGTTGATTAACGAGTTCCGGACCGCGCAAAAGCAGGACGAGAACATGATCCCGCGCACCGTCACGCTGCGCATGCTGTACGCCGCGGCGCGACTCATGGCGTGCGATCCGAGACTCAACCCGACAACGGCTGTGAAGAAAGCGGCCACGCGATGATCACGACACATAAAATTGGGTACGGCTCGACTGTCCTTTACCGCGCGACCGCGTCGGAAGCACTTAGGCACGCGGTAGAGCAGCCACATAATCACAATATTGGCTATAGTTCACGAACGCATGCGCCGAGTATGGCGTGGGACGAGAATCGCGGATTCGACGGCGCGGTTAAGGACGCCATGGAGGGTGTCGAAATCAGCCACGACGAACAAATCGTGGTTGAGGCGCTCATTCGCAGACAACGAGAACTCCAGCAAGCCGAAGACTACCAATACATCGCGGACCCGGCCCTGGCTGTAGACATAGATCCTGTGCTGGCCTTGCAGGGAGACCCCGATTGTTGGGTTGGCATGGCCCCGTCCGATGTTGCTACGACGCGTGCGCAGGCTCAAGGTGTCGTCGTGGTCGCCCTACACAACTGGGATTGGATGGTACCTGCGACCACGATCCGGCGTGCGGGCTTCAATGCGTTCGCACTCTGGCGCGGGCTCGTCTCGCTCGGCATACCCGCCCAGCTGTACGTAGGTCGTGCTACGAGGCATGGCGGCCGATACAACATGCTGTCTCTTGTCGATCTGACAGGGCTATCACTGCCCGTGATAGCTGCACATCTCAGTCCCGCATGGTTCCGCCGCATCCACTTCGGTATCCAGGAACACGTCGAGGGACGAACAGGGATGCCGGTCGCGGCAACCACGTCCTACGGCTCACAGTACTCCCCCGAACAGGCATCCAACATGCTCAGCGCGCTCGGGATTCCGCGCTCGATCGTGATGAATGATTCGGGTTACTGTCTTGAGCAGAGACTTCGGAAGGCCCTATGTCAGTAATAATCGGAACGGCGAAAGTCGTTTACGGGCCCAGGATTCAGAGCAAAGACACGGGCTTCATGCGCGCGGACGGCACCGTATTGATGTGCAAATCTGCAATGACGCCGCTTGTGACCGCACGCCGCGTCCGCGCGACGTACTGTCCGCCTGAGCTTGGGCTTAGAACTATGCCAACGCGCGTATCGAACGGTATCGCGCAAACGGCTGATCCCACTTTCACCGCTATCGCTCACCACGCGAACATTCCCGGGGACACCCCGCTAGATTTTGCATCATGGTGCGCGCAGATATTCGCGCCAGACGACGGCAAAGAACACGCCTATCACGCGGTGATGACAGTAGACGGTGACGTCTATCTCATCGAAACGGGCGTGGGCAGCGTGTGCGCGGTAGTACCGGACTGGACACAGCTACTGATCGCCGAGCCCGACGTCACAAAATGGGAGTGGGTTCTGTCCATGCATACACATCCGGGAGGCACGGCGCCTTCGCAGCAGGACAAGTACGGCGCGTGGGCACAAGACGAAGACATGACCGCATGCGGATTTACCGGCATGTCTCAATACGCGACGCTCAACATGTCATCTCGCGCAGCTGAACCTTACGACCCCGAACAACCGCCACAAGGTACGGGCGACATAATCGCGATCCTTCCTCTCGACATGCCGAAGGACATGCTTGACAAGCTGATCAAAGCGCTAGGCGGGGAGAACGGGGGCGAAGACGAGAACCCCGAGGGCGAGGGCGAGGATTACCAGGATGAACACGGGGGCAAGCCCGACCCCGACGAGGCAAAGAACCAAGACGACAAGCGGCACGAGAGCCCGGACGGGTTCGCCTTCGACTAAGCGAATGCGCTTGACACGCGTGCTATACTAGAATAGGAGACAATGCGAATGGCGAAACTGGCCGATCTACCAACCGCGCAGCGATTCAAGCTCGATCACATCATCGGCATGTTGTTATCGAAGACCGTAGACGACGCTGGCGTCTGCACTCGGGCCTACGTGCGCATCTGGGACACGAACGATCGCGTAATGGTGCGCATCGAAGGCCGCGAGTTTCCCGGGATGAGGAAAAGGGACGTCGATTGGAGCCCGGGCACGAGCGTCGAGCCCATCTCCATCGTCGAGTTCCAGTCGATCAGTCAGCGCCGGCCCCCGGACCTTGGCGTGATCCCGCGTATTGAGGTACCCGACGAGCCCGCACCCGCGGACGAACTTGCCCCGGAACGCATACGACGCGAAGACGTTGAACTCGTTGTAGTGGAAGAGGTTACGGTCACGCCCGCGGTGCGCAAGCCCAAGAAGATCCGGCCCGCCCCGAAGCTCGTGTCCTCCGCGCCGCATACGAGTGTGATCGAGAAGACGATAGCGCAGGGCCGGATCTGTATCTGCGGTTGCGGGGAAGTTGTCGAAAAGACGCTCAAGCGCGGGCACTACATGCGCCTACGCAATTGGGCCGACGACCTACGCCGCGGGAAACTTCAGCAGTCCGACATACCGAAGGGTGCGCTCATGCACATGCTCGAAAAGGGGATGATCTAATGCGCTACTACGTATACGAAGTGCTTATCTACGTTCTGTCTATAGCTGCGATGGCTTCAGGCGTGAGTTTCATCATGGCCGTGATATCCGGGCGCGCATGGTGGGCCATGCTCTCTGCGCTCGCGTCGCTGCTGATCGCCTTTGCCATTCTGGAAGCAGACCAGAGAGCGAGCTTCTCGTGACGTGGTTGTTGACATGGTACTGCGCGTGTCTTCTCTGCTGCGGGAAGACAGACGGTATCACCGCAGCGGGCACACGCGCGAAGGCTAACTGGACGATCGCGTGCCCCCGCTCTCTCCCGCTCGGGACGCTGCTGGAAATCGACGGCGAGTGGCGCATGTGCCTCGATAGAGGGGGCGCCATACGAGGCAAACGGCTGGACGTGTTCGTCAACTCGCACAAAGAAGCGCTGAAGCTCGGCACACGACGCGCGGTAGTGGAGGTGGTGCGATGACTCACTGCCCTTCAGGACGCGGATTGAGGCGGACACGCTGCGCCGATTGCCGGCGCGCTGCGGCCCGTGTCCGCATGCGTAGGCTTCGTGCGCGCGGTGGATCGGCTAAGTGCGCAACGCTCGTGCGGTGGGGTCCGAGAGCGGAAGCGGAGTCGGCTCACCGCCCTTGCCACATGTGCGGCCGACCCCCTGTCTTCGATCAAGTGTGCTGTGCATGACACCACGTTCGCTTGGCCTAGCGTTCGACGACTGGCGACCGAAGCAACTCGACGCCGTGTTTGAGATTGCCTCACACATGCCCGGGCTCGTCGCGCACTCGGGGCCGACAGGATCCGGGAAGAGCCTCACTGCGCTCGGCGCGGCAACCCTGCGCGGTGGCCGCTTCGCCTACCTTACTGCGACGAAGGGCTTGCAGGATCAGATACGAGCGGACTTCCCTCACGTCGTGGACATGCGCGGGCAAGCAAACTACCTGTGCGACCTTGAGAAGCCCGCAAAGGTCACGAGTGATCAGGCGGTATGTCGCTTCGGTGTGCAGTGCGCGCTTAAAGGCTCTGGCTGTGCGTACTTCGCCGCGTACCGCAACGCATCAGCTAACAGCATGACGACGAACTACGCGTGCTGGCTAAATGCATACGAGCATGGCCTAGGATTCGGAGCGTTCGACACGCTCATCCTTGATGAAGCACATGCGGTGCCTGAAGAGCTGTCGCGCTTCTACACTGCGGAAATTCCCGACTGGGCGTTCGCCGCATACTTGACCCGCGAAGCTGGCGTGCAGCTACGAGCCGGCGAGCTGGGTCGGGGCCTTCGCCCCGCGCTTGAAGAGACGAGCCGGGTGCTCAAGCAAAAGCAAGTCGATACGCTTGCAGAAATGACGAAGCGTGGCCGGCAGCGCAGCATACTGCGCCGCTTGAAGGAGATAGACTCTCTCCTCAACACCGTGGCCCGCATGGCCGTCATATGCGTCGATCCTCAGAATTGGGTGCTGCAACCCGGGACTGCATACGAGCCTCTCCGCATTGTGCCCGTGCGGCCCTCGGCGCAGGCTCTCCTGCGGAACATTCCGGGTGTGCTGCTCTCCTCCGCGACACTCACACAGAAGACGCTCGACCTAATCGGCCTGGGGGCCGTGCACTGGACAAGCGCTGTGCCCGCATACGATCGAAAGCAGCGGCCAATCTACCTGATCCCTACTGCGAAGATGCGCTACGGGATGCCCGAGTCAGAGCGCGCGGTGCTCTTCACGCGACTCGATCAGGCTATACAAGCGCGGAAGGCTCTCAAAGGTGTCATTCACACAGGCAGCTACACGCTTGCGAAAGAGATCGCCGAGCGCAGCAAGCACCGGGCGTACTTCATCACACATGAGCGGGCAAACGCCGCAGCTCGCATACGACAGTTCAAAGACATGAAGGGGCCAGCTATCCTCGTAAGTCCCGCAGTCACAACAGGTTGGAACTTTCCCGGCAAGGAGTGCGAATGGCAGATCATCGCGAAAGTGTCCTGGCCGAACCCGAACGATCCGGTGATTGCCGCGCGCACGAAGCTCGACGCGAACTATCCGGGCCACCTCGCGATGCAATCCCTCGTGCAAGCATGCGGACGCGGCAACCGCTTGCCCACGGATTACTGCGAGACGCTCGTGTTCGATGACACCGCCGAGCGACTGCTGCGACGATTCCGCGGATACGCGCCGGACTGGTTCCACGAAGCAGTTGAACGTCGCGCGGCTCTGCCCGCGCCGAGGAGGAGGTAAGCCCGTGGTCTACTACGACGCCTGGACCGGCATGATGGTCCCGGAGGAGTGGGAGCGAGACAGACTACGTAAAGGAGAGCAAATGAGGGAGTACGATAAGACGGAGCGGACGATACGGACGATGTTGTACACTGCCGTCATCGCGACCCTCATCGCGCTGCTGATCAGTTGCGCGTCCCCCACTGCGGCCGAGGAGTACGAAACGCTGTCCCCCTCGGGACAGTTCGCGTTGCGTGACGGGGACTGGGGGCTGCCCACCAACGAGCAGCGCATCTTCGCGGACTCTCGCTGGCTTGAAGTCCAGGAGTGTGTCGGCTTGAAGCACACACCGTCTCGCTTCCCTGTCATCCTCCGGAAAAACCTGGGGGGGCCCCTCATCGCCTACTTCGCCTCCGGGGGCATCTACGTCGGTGGCCTCTACCACCCGCGCACATCGATCGAAGTGCTCGGCGATCTTGAATTCAAACAGTCGTGGAAGCACGAGATGATGCACCTGCTGCTTGACGTGAAGACGGGCGACCCTGACGTGAAGCATACGCGCGGCGGGCTTGTCGAGTATGCGCCGGGACACTCGCAGGGGGCGGACTGGCTTCGGTGCTCAGCATGGTGAAGACCATCGCTGCTGCACTCTGTTTCTCGCTGATTGCGGCTCAGGCAATCGGCTCGAAGCGCGATCCGTACGAAGTGACGGTGTACCCGCGCATGGGCCTGCCGCCGCTCGGCGATCAGGTGCAGAACTACCACATCACGCTTCGCCTGAACGAGCCACTTACGGAAGCGAACTACTGCATCGGCGTCGAAGTGACGTGGCCGGACGGCACGCGCTCATCGCATGTGCAGGACTGCCCGCCCTTCGCCGAGTACATCGCGCAGGTGAGACGCTACACGGAATGCCGCGAGCAGGTCATCGTCTGCCCGAAGGACTACACCGTATGCGAGTTCGACTGTCCCGCGCCCTTCGATCTACAGCGCGAGTGGACGTTCGATACGAGGCGTATGAGGCACGCCTACGGCCCGGGACGTCACACGGTCTTCGTGAAGTTTCTACTGCCGGGCGGCAGAACGATGCTGCGCTCAGCGGACTGGCATGTTGCAGGTGAGGAGGAACGATGATCGACTTTCAAGAGATTGAAGCTAGCTACTCTCCGGCGGGATCGCTCGGCCAACGCTGCATCGAGATCTTCGGCCACGCGGTGAACGGCGTAAGACGGCTGAATGTCGGCTGTGGCGGACAGAAGTTCCCCGGCTGGATCAACGCCGACAAGGAGCTGCCATGGCTCATCGCGGAGGGCCGGGAGCAAGAACCGGATGTGCTGTGGGACATGGACTACTACCACGAGATACCACTTCCCCTTGAGTCCTTTGACGTGATACTCGCCTCGCATGTGCTGGAGCACGTCGCCGATCCTGTCGCCGTCGTCTTCCGGCTGCACACGTTACTGAAGCCGGGCGGGCGCCTTCTCGTGCTCGTGCCGAACGCTTGGTCCGACGTGGGCCTCTGTAACCCCTTCCACCGCAACTACTTCTCCATGCACTCGTTCGTCTACTACCGCAAGAGCACGTATGACCAGCCGGGAACGCCAGGCTATCACGCGAACGAGGGGCGCCCGATCGCGGACTGGGCGAGCGTCCAGGTGGCGATGGTGGACGAGTACGAGATCGCCGCGGTGTTAACGAAATGAGCGAACTCCTGATCGGTGCCGGCTCCTGTCGTGAGAAACTGATCGGCGTTCGCGACGGGCTCGTCTACATCTACCCGAGCGAGAACATGCCGCCGTGGCTACGCCTCACCACACTCGACAACAACGCCGACCACGCTCCGGATGTGCTCGCCGATCTGCGCGAGGCGCTCCCCTTCTCCGATGAGTGCTTCGACGAAATCCACGCCTACGAAGTGCTGGAGCATGTCGGGCAGCAGGGCGACTACATCGAGTTCTTCCGACTCTTCGGCGAGCTATGGCGCATACTCAAGCCGGGCGGACTCCTCCTCGCGAAGTGCCCGAGCTGGCGGGGCATGTGGGCCTGGGGCGACCCCTCGCATACGCGGGTGATCTCGTCGGGCACACTGACCTTCCTCGACCAGCGTGAGTACGAGAAGCAGGTGGGCAAGACTCCGATGAGCGACTTTCGTGGTATCTGGAAACGCTCATTCGAGACGATGTTCACGCAGGAAGATGGAGACACGCACTACTTCATTCTGAGGAAAGCATGATTCAGCTTCAGCTCGAAACCATCGGCGGCATATGCAACGCCGCGTGCCACTTCTGCCTCCTGCAAGATCGCAAGTACTACGCGAACCAGGGCGTGCCCACGGGCACGATGAGCATGGACCTGTACCGCAAGATCATCGACGAGGCGGTGGGCATACCTGAAATCTCACGGCTGACGCTCACGGGGTTGAGTGAGACGCTCCTCGACAATCAGCTTGAGGAGCGGATCGCATACGCGCGCCAAAAGCAGGCATCGTCTGCAGCGTACGCCTCCATCTGGCCCATCGACATCTACACGAACGGGCTTGCGCTCCGTCCTGATCGCTTCGACTCGCTCAAGGCAGCGGGGCTGACCGGTCTCAGCGTGTCACTCAACGCCGTGCGACCCGAGCAGCACACCGCCATCATGGGAATTAGGGCTTACGAACACATATGCCGAAATATCGACTACGCCATCATCACGGGTGGCGTACACGTCGAAGTGAAGGCCGTGGTGAACGGGGACGCCTTCACGACGAAGGACGCGGAGCAGTTCAACTCTCGCTGGCATCCGTATGCTGTGTGTGTCCATGAGGGCAATTGGGCCGGGGACAACCGCACCTTGCGGGCCTTCGACCCGAAGGAGCCCTGCCACCGTGCCATCGGCCAGCTTTACGTGACCTGGGAGGGCCGGGTGGGCATGTGCTGCTTCGACCCGCTTGCCAAAGCGAACTTTGGAGACCTCCGCACGCAGAGCATCAAAGAGGTGTACAATGCGCAGAGGTACGCGGACTTCCGCCAGGACCACGCGGAGGGCCGGGCTGACGCGCACGCCGTATGCGCCAAATGCACGCGTATCTGAGGAGGGTAGAGTCATGCTTGAGCTGATCATGTTCCTTGTCACCATGGCCGTCCTACACATCTGGGGCTGGAAGGGGGCCCTCATCGCTGCATGGTGCGCAGCGCTCATTCTGCGGGACTGACGTACCGGCCCCCCTCCTCGGGGGGCTTTTTTTTTGTCTAACGCACTTTCCTCTTGACGCATTCGCATTTCCATGTTACAATGGTTGCGTGAGGTGGGGACAACCCCCATCTGTCACGGGGTTTCACCGGGTTACTTGTGACCTTGCTCCTGTCCATACGGTAAGAGGCGGGCAGCATGCAGCTTCGGGTTGGCGGTTCTTCCTCTTACCGGAGGACGGACAAGCACAACCCGTCTTGCATTCTGCAGTCGGCTAACGAGTAGCAATTAGTGGGGAGTGGGGGAGCTACAACCGATATGGAAACGCGGAACATGACACCACAAAATAGCGTTAGGTGCGATTTCGCTTGACTTTGCGAATGCACATGTGGTACACTGTACCTATCATGAGCGCTGGACGCTCAGAGGAGGAAAGTAGATGTCGCTCTTCAATCCTAAGAACGCGCGCGTCGGCGGCAAGCTCGTGGACAACGTCGATGCCGATGTGACGTTCGAGACGGTGCTGTACGACTATAACGGGACCGTCGCGGTTCCCGTCCCCGCGATTCACCTGCACGGCGTCGTCACTGCCTCGCAGGATGAGTCGCTCCACGCCATCGGCTCGGAGTTCGACGAGTACTACTCCGCGGGCAAGGCCGAGGAGTTCGCGCCCACCGGGAAGTACTTCACGATCCGCAAGGAAGGCGCCCGCCTGTCCGATCAGAGCAAGGCCATGGCCTTGTTCGTCGCGCTGCAGAACTCGGGAATCCCTGAGGAGACGTTTGACGCTGAGGACGTGACCCTGTTCAACGGCAACTACAGCTTGACCCGCAAGCGGGAGACGCGGGAGTTCAAGAACAGGGCCGGGCAGAAGGAGACGAAGGAGTCGTCCATCCTGCTTCCTACCGCCGTCAATGAAGGCGTCAAGAAGGTGAAGAACAACGCGAAGGCGTACAACGGTGCGGCCAAGGACCGTGCCACTTCGATCGTGTCCGCGATCATCGCCGAGAAGGGCGTTGTCCCTTCTAGCCAGTTGGGCGCGATGGTCTTCAATAAGGTGTCGAAGGACAAGGACGCCCAGGCCATCGTCAAGGCGGCTATCGATCAGTCGTTCCTGGCCGCGGGCCCCTGGCAGTTCGAGAACGGAGTGCTTTCGTCGACGAACACGTAACAGGCCGAAACGGCGGGTAACGTAACCGCCGTCCGCGTGTTAGGCACGCGCTGAAGAGGGCCAAATGTTGAAGTCGATGAAAACGCTGTGGTTGAAAGCTCTCCGTAGCGGAAAGTACAAACAGGGAACGGGGACCTTGGAAACCACAGACGGTAAATACTGCTGTCTCGGAGTCCTCACGAAGATCGACGGGGGAGAGTGTGAGCACCACCACTACCTTGACCCGGATAGAGCAAAACGATTGCGTCTGCCGGGGCAAGTACAGCAAGACCTTGCTCAGATGAATGACAGGCGGGTCTCGTTCAGGGCGATCGCCAACTACATCGAGAAGAACCTGTGAAGACGCTTAAGCCCGTAGAGAAACGAATCGAGTGGTTTGGTGTGCGTATAGAAGCCCTACGTGAACGTGCTGAAGCCGCCGAGGCCGAAGTGGGGCGGCTCCGAGCCAAGAACGTTGATCTGGGGGGTGGGCAAGGCTTCAGCGATCTGCTTGCCGACTACAACGACAGGCTCAACGACATCAAGGCTCTCCGGGCCAAGCTCGCGGCGGCACCGGAGGACCTGACGCGAAACGACGCCTACGAGCTTCAGGGCATCCTCCGAACGCTCACACCCTCCGGCACGGCCCTGAAGACTTCGGCGCGAGAGCTTGTGCGTAAGTGGGAGGAGCAGAATGCAAAGCTCGCGCTCGCGGACAAGGTCGTAGCGGCTGTGTGGAACAGCAAGGCGTGCGTGCGGCTGAAGTCTATCCGCGCCGCACTCGATGCCTACCGAAAGGGCGATGCAAAATGAGCAGCAGCAAACCGACACCGCAGGACATCGAGCGGGCGTGGAAGTACCTCAGCGGGCGCATCTGCGGCACACACGTTCATGGGAGCATTGAAGGGCTCGCCACCGAGTTCGCCGCCGTCAAGGAGGAGACGCAGCGGGAGCGGGATGTCTGGTGGGGCAAGACTCTCTGCCCCGATGTCTCTCCCGTGCAGCTTGATCCCGAAGTACACCGGGAGGCCGCCATCGCTACCGCCGAGTGCAACGAAGCCCGCGTCCGCCAGCTTGAGACCGACCTGGAGAATGCGCGAGAAGACCTCGCCATCATGCAAGCCGACCTTGAGCGAACCCAAAACGCCGAGGCCGAGGTGGAGCGGCTGCGCGCTGTCGTGGATGATCGGGATCTCAGAATCGTCTCGGCGAGGGGCCGGATCTGCGAAGCCGAAGCCGACCTCGCGGCCCTGAAGGAGCGGAACGAACGGTTGGTGGAAGTGGCGGCAGAAGACGCGTAGGCCGAAACGGCGGGGGTTTACCACTGCTGTCCGCGAGTCAGGCTCGCGCTGAGGAGGCCAGATGGCGAAGGCGGAGAAGGGTAACGCGGGCAAGTGTTACGACCACACATACCGCGGCCCCCGTTTCGACAAGCCGATCGTGCTACGGGACGCCTCAGGCAAGCCGCTCTACACGGCGGACAAGAAGTGAGCCGCAACCGCGTCGGAGCGGACACGGTCGAGTACCACATGTATCCGGACAGCCACTTGTTCTCGACGCACGAAACGCGGGAGCGCGCACGGCGCTGCCCCATGTGCCAGAACTGCGTGGCCGTCGCCCACGACGCCGCTATCCAAGAGGACGCGAACCGCTGCGGCGCGTTCTCCATCCTGTGATCGGAGGAGAAGTGAAGAAAGCCGTACTCGTTGCGCTGCTCTGCGGAGCGTGTGCTCAGGACTTGAACGTACTGCCTACCACGCCCGAGGCGACGCCTGTGCCCGTGAGCACGCCGGCCCCTGCGACGCCGCCGCCGGCAGAGGGCGGCTCGGATACGCCGTCGTACTACGGCGGCATCCGGCAGGACAACTCCGGGTGGGTCGTGAACAACACGGACCGGGTGCAGACCGTGAGCCTCTGCTCCTACAACGCGACCGGGCCGCAGCAGCTCGTGGACTCGCATACGCAGGACGCGGCTCGGGGGATTCAGGCCGACTTCCGCGCCCTGGCCGTCCCGGCTGCGTCGTGCGGGAAGACGACGCGCGTGCAGATCGACCTCGTCCCCGGCACATGCCGCGCGGACGGGCTCTATGGGAACTCTGCGATCAAGTACCGGGTGTATTTCCTGCCCGGGCCGGCGTGCCCAGTGCCGACGCCTACGCCGAGCCCGACACCCACCCCTTCCTGCGACCAACAGAATCCGCCTAGCTTCAAGCTAGGGGCTTTGTCCTGGGACGGGCGTGGGCCGGTGTCGGGTGCTGCGGCGGTGAGCAACGCGGGCACCTGGAAGCTCATTCTGCGGGCGACGAATCCCGGCAACTTCCAGAAGGCCGTGGACACGAAGACCGTCTACTGCGGGAAGTCCGCGACGCTCCTCGTGTCGTATCCCTGGGCCGGGCACTCCTCGGAAGACTGGCGTCTCGAACTCTACCGGGACGGCTCACTCGTCGCCACGAGCCCTGTCGTCAAGAACCCGGTCAACTGATGAAGATCGAAGCCGTCCCTTTCACGCTGTCGCCCGAGGATCTGATCCCTGACCAAATCCTCTATCCGCCGCAGCCACGAAGAGTCGACTTGCCACACCTTTCGCCGATCCTACGGGACTTGGAACGGGTCACGGGTCGAGCGAAGAGATACGGCGACGATTTGACCCCTGAGGACCGGAATCGTCGCCGTGCGTATTTCGAGATGGGCTTCGCGTGGGAGATGTGCATGGAGGCTGCGTTCAAGATGCGGCAGATGCACGGCTTCAGCGCGAGCATGATCCGGCAACCAGAGATCGAGCACAAGGGCATCCTCAGCACGGGCGACCTGCTCGACACCGAGGACTGGCGTTACGTCGAGTTGAAGTTCACGACGCGCAGTTCCCGTCACGTCGAGGAACTCGAAGAGAACTTCTGGGTGTGGTTCCAACAGATGCGGTGGAATTGCGCCGCGTGGCAGACGAACAAGGCCGCGCTCTTCGTGCTCTTCGGTTGCGGTAACTACAAGCCACCGACGCCGGACGCACGGGGTTGGAGGATCGAATTCAGCGACGGGGAGATCGCGGACACAGAAACGATGGTCACGAATCACAGGGACCGCATGTCCCGGGAGGGGAGATTGCGATGAGGGTTTCATTCGAGGGTGAGCTGGACGACGTTTTCAAGATGGTTTGTGAGGCTTACTACGAGGCTAAGGGGGATATGTTTTCTCAAGCGGACGGTTACTCGGGGCCGATCGATGTGCCGGCCGGTGATCAGGGCGGCGTCAAGTTTGGGCCGCAAGGTTCCGTGATCGTCAATGGCCTTCTCAGGGACGTGGCACAGCCCGTCATTGGCGAAATCGAGGGCGACGAGCCTGAGGAACTACTCACGGCTATCGCCGGCTTCCTGTGCCGACTCAGCCAAGCGACGGGGCGAAGTATCGATGATGTTGAAGTCGCGCTGGATAAGGACAGAACGCGCTTCGAGCTGGTCGTTGTCTTGGGTGAGGGCTTCAACACCGACATTGCCGACGCGATCACGTCTGATCTGCTGGAAGTTGTATGACAAGCATCTTCGGGACGGTCAGCAGCGTCCGCGCACGGTTGCAGTCGCGTCGTGGCCTTTCGAAGCGAGAACTCTATCGGCTCGTGCAGGACGTGCTCATGCGTGAGCAGATTGCGCTGAAGCGGCTAGCGGGCGCTATGAAGCGGCTGGAAGAGCTGGAACCGCCCACCACGGCGGCGGATCCGGTACAGGAGGTTGAGGGATGAAGAAGAAGCAGATGTTTGGGATTCGGTGCTCTGACGGGAGCCGCTGTTTTCGCTTCACACTGTTCCGCAGCCGCGAGACGGCGAAAGCCCGACTTGCTGCGGCGAAAAAGCGAGCGTTGAAGTCGCCCTGTCCGAAAGAGTTCGAGGGACACCGCGTGGTGATCGCTCAATGAGCACGCCCGCGGCGAACCTCGGCTTCGAGCGGCCTCGGCGCACGCGTCAGCGTCGTCAGTGTTGGCTCGGGGCCGGCAAGACGAAGACGGGCAAGACGCGCTTCGGCCTGACATTCCCTGGGCCGATCGCCGTCCTCAGCTTCGACCGGGCCATCGAGGACGTGCTCCACGAAGTGCCCGGAGCCGACGTAGTCGTGAAGGACTTCACGCGCTCCTTCAAGCTCGGCGAGCCTATGACGCAAGCGCAGGCACAAGCGGTCGAGGCCGAGTTTGCGAAGGCGTACCTCGGCGCTCTGGAGCACAAGGACATCCGCACCGTGATGATCGACAAGGGCACAACCTTGTGGGAGATCATGCGCTACGCCGAGTGGGGCAAGATCGACCACGTCAAGGCGCACCATTACGTAGGCGTGAACTCGCGTATGCGCCGCTACCTCCTCGCCTTTCAGGACTCCACGAAGAACGTCTATATCGTGGACGACGTGAAAGAGGAGTGGGACGACAACGGCAAGCCGACTGGTCAATTCAAGCGTGAGGGCTTCAAGCATACGCCGGGTCTCGTGCAGGTCTGCGCGAGCTTTGAGCGAGTAGAGAAGGGCAAGGACTTCTTCATGACTCTCGAAGAGTGCGCGCTCAACTCGTCGCTCATCGGCTGGAAGTTCGAGGGGCCAGAGATCGATTTCCGCCAAATCGCCGGTATGGTCATGACGGATAGCGTTGCAGAGGACTGGAAATGAGCAAAGGTTATCGGCTCTACATGCACTCTCGTGTCCCGCTCGGCCTTACGTCGCGAATCTCGTTCGGCTTTCACTCGCAGTTCCTTGACGCTTTCGATAGAGCCACAAGATTCCGCGAAATCATTGCTGTCGGCACCGAGGAGGGCGCTATGTGCGTCCATGTCCGATGACACAGTATCACCACGGAGTGAATCTCGCGTGCGAAATCAAGCTGACCGGGGTGACGCCGCACGGGAGGGCGTTCGTGTGGAACCACAAGGATCCGAATTGCCCGTACCACCACGCTGTGCTCACGGGTACGTCATCTGCTCCACCGATGAATGGACAGGTTTTCGCGTACGGAGTGAACACGGCGGAAGTCGAATCTTCGAGCGTGTCTACGCCCCTGTCTGCTCCGAGTGTCCGCCAGTTCGAGACGGGGGCGACGCGAGACGCTGATACGGGAAAGCTGGCGTACGAGGGCTTTCTCGATCCGCTCGTACTGAAGCGTTACGCACAGTTCATGCATCGGCACCGGACACAGTCGGACGGCACACTGCGCGACCCCGACAACTGGCAGAGAGGCATCCCTCTTGATGTGTATGCCGACTCCGGCATACGCCACGTCTTCGAGTGGTGGCTCGTACACCGAGGGAACCCGATGCCACCGGCCGGGCCGCGCGATCCGAAGGACCTGCCGGACATTCTCTGCGCCGTAATGTTCAACGCTATGGGCTATCTGCACGAACTCTTGAAGGAGAAAGCGAATGGGTGAGGCGCTCAGGGATCGCGACCGCCAGATGCTCGGCGTATTAGACGCCGCGCTCGATAAGCTGGAGAGTGACTTCGAGGACGCCCCTCAGGCCACTATTCTCGAACAGGTTGAGCGGCTCGTCGCGCAGGCTAAGCTCGCGTATTGGTCCGCGGCGTCCCCTCGCGCACAGTTCGCCGAGGACCTCGACCGGCTCCTCGCCATGGCGTACTCGCTGCGGAGGGAGATCCTGTGATCAAGGTTCGACACAAGGATCAACAGTGGATGGTAGATGAAAACGCGGGCTTCCCCGGCGCGACTCTCTGCGTGCTGATGGATCTTCGCGACGAACTGAAGCGGCTTAACGCAGTCTTCGCTTGCCACAACACACAGGAAATCCCCGACATCCTACGCCGCATCTCTTGCAACACTGCGCGCAAGACGAAGCGGAGGAAGTAGTGGAGATCCTCGGCACCGTCGTCGGGCTCATCCTCGTCTTCGCAGTCGGGATCATGGTTGGACACGCGCTCGGGTCGTGCGGGTCATGCTCTTCATCGACCCGCGGGTAGGCGGCTCCGCGCAGGAGCGAGAAGCGTCGCTCAAGCGCTGGATCGCGGGGACCGGGGGTGAGCAGCGAACGCTCCCCTTCGGAGACTTCGCTATCGACGGTTTCGCGCCCGGCGGGCGTCCGACGCTCGTCGGCATCGAGTTCAAGACGGTGAGTGACTTGCTCTCGTCCCTGGACACGGGCCGTTTCGCCGGGCATCAAGTACCGGGCTTGGTGTCCAGCTACGAGTACCGATACCTGCTCGTGGAGGGAAGCCTCCAGCTCTCCACGAGCGGGCGCGTCAACGTCTATCGCGGGGGTTGGGCTGAGACGGGCTGGATGCATCAGGCGCTCCTCGGCCTGCTCGATGACATCTGCACGCAAGCCGGCATCTCCGTCCTGCGTAGCGCGAACCGTGAGGAGTCGTACAGCGTGCTCAAAGCCGTGGCTGCCGTGTGGTCGAAGCCGTGGGAGGAGCGGACGGGGCTCAATGTTATCTATACGCCCCCGCCTCCGCTCTTCCTTCCACGTCCTTCGCAGGCTACGGAGTTCGCGAATCGACTCCCGGGCTTCGGGTGGTCGCGGGCACGGGCGGCGGCGAAGCACTTCGGTAACGGGCTGGAGATGGCGTCGGCGACAGAGAAGGACTGGCGGGAAGTTGAGGGGGTCGGCAAAACACTGGCGAAGGCCGCTTTCGCCGCTTGGAGGGAGAAGTAGGGGCCATGAAGGAACTATCGACAGACGACTCTGGACACATCGAGGGCGACGGTAGTCGCATTCGCCCCGCGCAGTGGGCCGACGATGCGCCGAAGCGCTTCCGCAAGCCGCGGAAGGAGCGGCCCGAAGCGAAGTGTACCAACCCGCGGACGGGCTTCGAGCGGGCGAAGCACGAGCCCGACAAGGACAACCGCTGCATCTTTTGCTCGAAAAGAGCAGTGGCGTAGTGGACTGTCAGGTGTGCGGATTCCCTACTGATTATTCCTTCGTCTGCGGCCTTCACGGCGTAACGTTGGAGTGCATATGGGAGTACATCTGCTTCGACTGCTGGCTGTGGGCTGACAACCTTGACACATGGGGGCGAAGTGCACACGAGGATTGAGGGTGAGGGGCCGCGACCGTGCTCCGTGATGTGGGTGGGCGAGGCCCCTACGCCTGCGGAGAAGATGAGCGGGCGCGTGTGGCAAGGCAAGGCGGGGACGCTGCTCTCGCGCGTGATGGATGCTGCGGACTTGTTCCGTCCCGACCAGTACATCACGAATCTGCGGAAGACGTTCGTGCAGGAGGGTGAGGACATTTTCACGGAACTCGACGAGTTCGGGCTCGAAGTCGCGTGCGTCAAGCCGAGCGTCATCGTCGCCATGGGCCGCAACGTCTCGCGTTACTTCCTCGGCGACGTGGACATGGAGGCCGTACACGGCAACCCGTACAAGCAGACGATTGCTATCGGCCAATCGGGTACGCTTTGGACAGGCACCGTGATCCCCATTTACAGTCCGGCGGCGGGGTTGTACGACGCTTCGCTCCTCGGCGCAGTGCTCAGCGATGTCCGTCGGGTGGCTGCGGTGATAGCAGGGGATGAGGCCCCGAGACTGCTGCGGCAAGATGTGGTGAAGGAGTACCGTTGGGGTTTCGACTCCCGCTGCCTCTGCTACCAAAAGGAATCCGTGATCGGGCTCGACACTGAGGGCTGGCAGGATGCGCCTTGGTGCCTTTCCTACTCCTGGGCCAAGGGGCAGGCTGCGGTGATCCGTGCGAATGATGACTCTCAGCTATACCTGTTTCGTAAGTGGCTGCCCGGCGTCAAGCAGGTTTGGCTTCACAACTCGCTGCACGACCTGGGTGTGCTCAAGGCCATGGGTATCACGCTACGTGACGACCAGATTCAAGACACGATGCAGCTCGCATACTGCATCCAGTCTGAGCCACAGGGGCTCAAGGCCCTCGCGCTACGGCATCTCGGCCGGCATATGCAGAACTACCACGATCTGACTTTCCCCTTCGACCAGCTCGGTGCGGCCACCTACCTGCGGAAGATAGCTGCGGGGAACTGGCCAAAGCCGGAGCCCTATTTTGATGAGGAAGAACAGAAGGTGAAGAAGCCGCGCAAGCTGCAGTCGCGCGCCGCAGAGCTGCTGAAAAAGTATGACGCGGGTGGGCTGGAGAAGTCGTTGCGGGACACTTGGGCTGACATCCCCGCGCATGTGCGGGCAGTCGTTGAGGAGGCTGCCAAGGAGCAGGGTGATCTTGGCCCCATGCCGCCCTTCTCGCTCAGCGATTGCCCGAAGGATAAGGTGCTCGACTACGCCGCCGAGGACGCGGACGTGACCTTACAGCTCGCAGGGCCGCTCGCCGCGATGGCTGTGGGTCGGAAGGTGTCCGACGTGTACGAGATCGACCGTCAGTGTATACCGATCCTTCAGCGTATGCAGGAAGTAGGCATGCGGGCGGACCCTGCACACTTCCGCAGGCTGACGGAGACGTTCACGAACAAGATGGCCGGGAAGCGGTTGGAGATCGCTTCGTATAACAAGGGCGAGGACGTGAATCCGTCCTCCAGTGACCAAGTCGCCACTCTGCTGTACGACCGGCTCCGGCTTCCTGTGCTGAAGCTGACGCCGGGCCGCAAGCCCTCGACTGAAGACAAAGTGCTCGAAGCCTTGCGCGAGAAACATCCGGTGCCCGGGCTCATCTGCGACTACCGGGAGTATGCCAACCTTCGCAACAACTTCTCTTCCAAGCTGGCCGGCATGGTACGTCCTGATGGCCGGGTGAGCGGGCGTATCCGGGGGACGCGAGTGCCTTCGGGCCGCATTGCGATGAGTGAGCCGAACCTGCTCGGTATCCCGACGCGCACCGCGGAAGGCGTACTGATCCGCAACGGCTTTCCCGCACCGCCGGGCCGCGTGTTGGCTTCGTGCGACCTTGACCAAATCGAAATGCGTGTGATGGCAAGTCTCAGCGGCGACGCGCTGCTCAAGGGCCATTTCCGTGATGGTCGCGACGTGCATGTGCAGACGGGCGCCCGCATCTTCGGCGTGTCGCTCGAAGAGGCGAAGCAGAAGAAGTACCGCGACCCGGCGAAGACGACTGGCTACGGCATCCTTTTCGGCATCTCTGGACAGGGGCTCGATGAGCAATTCCGCAAGCTAGGCATTACGGGCGTGCGCGGTCAAGACATGATCGACGGATGGTTGGGGATGTACAAGGGCGTCCACAGGTTCATCAAGGAGACGCACCGTCAAGCCGCGATGAGTGGATACATCCGGGACGAGAGCGGGCGAATCCGCGACTTGCCCGGCGCCCTTATCGGCGACCTGCACCAACTCTCCGAGGCTCGGCGCTTCGCTGTCTCTCAACGTATCCAGGGGACCGCGGCGCACATCTTGAAGCGCGCACAGCTCCGTGTGTGGGAGTGGATTCAGGGGTGTCCGTTCGCAGATTTGCTGCTACAGATCCATGATGAACTCCTCTTCGAGTGCGAAGAGGGGCAGGAGGAGTTGCTCAAGACGTTGGTGCTCGAAGCAATGACCGCGGACTCGGGCGTACTCCTCTCCGTGCCCATCACCGCCAAGATGGGCTTCGGTAAGACCTGGGGCGCTCTCAAGGACTGAAATGCCCAAGCCTAAGATTCTCTTCCTCGACATCGAGACAGCCCCCGATCTCGGTTACGTGTGGACCCTCTACCAGACGAACGTGATCGAGGTGAAGGAGCCCTGGTACATCCTCTCCTATGCCGCGAAGTGGAAGGGCGAGAAGGCGTTCGTGCGCGGCCTGAACGACTGGGCGGACTACGGGCTCGACATGAGTAACGACCACCACCTAATGAGGGAGTTGTGGCTCCTGCTCGACAAAGCGGACATTGTCGTCGCGCACAACGGGATGGACTTCGATTTGAAGAAGATCAACGCGCGATTCATCGTACACGGCATGAAGCCGCCCTCGCCCTACGTCATCGTGGACACGAAGCGTGAGGCGAAGAAGGTGGCGCGGTTCTCCTCGAATCGCCTCGACTCCCTGTGCGATCAGCTCGACATCGGGCGCAAGCTGCGGCATCAGGGGTTCTCGATGTGGCTCGGCTGCATGGCTGGTGACGCGGCTTGCTGGAAGACGATGAAGCGGTACAACCTGCACGACATCAAGCTGCTCGAAGGTCTGTACAACGAGCTGGCACCATGGATGCGCCAGCCGAACGGCGCGATGTGGGGGAGGAACTGCACGAACCCTGCGTGCAGCTCGAAGCGGAAGATGCACTCGGACGGCATACGCCGGAACAAGTCGCGGGCATACCGCCGTCTCGTGTGTATGGACTGCGGAGCGCGAGCGCAGGGGACGTTTTCCTTGCCGAGCCCGCGGGCGGATCGTGTTCCCGCGTAACTTCTGGCAGAAGGTCGAACGCCGTGGCCCCGGTGACTGCTGGCCCTTCACCAAGGTCTTGCCGGTCATCAGCTTAGGAGGACTATGCGGCTGAGTGACTTCGCCCCCGATTTCCTGCTTTTCTGTCAGACTCGCGTGACGCGGGCGACACTCGCAGACTACCGCCGCTGTCTGCGCGACTACATCGAGCCGCAGCTCGGCGAGAAGCCACTGCACACGATCACGAGCGGGGACATGCTGACCCTCCAGGGGCGACTCGCACATATGCCGGCCAGATCGAACCGCGTGTGCATGGTCGCCATGCGGCTGATGCGGATCGCTCAGCTCTATGGCCACAAGGTCCAGGCTGAGCGGCCACCGATGCTCCGCGAGCGGCGACGCTCCCGCTACCTGACGAGGGAGGAAGCCACGCGGCTCATGCATACGCTGGACAAGAAGCCCTCGGTGTGCGGACTCATCATCCGCATACTTCTGTTGACGGGCTGCCGCCGGAGCGAGATCCTGGCCCTCCTCTGGTCAGAGGTAGACTTCTCGCGGAAGTGCTTCGAGCTATCGAAGGGGAAAACCGGCGCAAGGACCGTGCCGGTGAGTGGGGAGGTACTGCATATGCTGGCCGCACTGCCGAGGGCCAGCGAGTACGTGTTCGCCGGGCGGCGGGGCCACCTGAAGACGTTTCAGCGCTATTGGGAGCGCACTCGCCGAGAGGCGGGTCTACAGGACTTTCACTTGCACGACTTGCGGCACTCGTTCGCCAGCTTCGCTATCACGAACGGGGTGCCGCTTGCCGTCGTGGGGCACGTGCTCGGACACAAGAGCCCGGGCACCACTGCGCGCTACGCTCACGTCCACGATGAGGCTGCGCAGAGTGCAGTGGAGCGGGTGAGCAGCTTACTTCGCGCGTAGCTTCAGAGAGCGTACGAGGGCGAACGCCTGCTCCAGAGAGGGGACGGGATGACCGTCCACGGTGTACTGCTCTCCGCTGCGGGCAAAGCTGCGGCCGAGAGTTGTGAACTCCTTGTCGCAGAGAGCCTCGTCGTCCGTCCAGTCAGACAGGAGAACCTGGGCGGCGGTCGGAGCCGGGGACTCCTGCGCCGGGCGCTTGAAGAGCTTGGAGAGCCAGCTCACGGAATGCTCGTCCCCAGTAAAGCGTCCACCTGATCCTTGAGTGACTGGCTCGCCGCGGTGAACTTGTCCGCGCGATCCTTGTTCACGAAGCCCTGTACCTGTGCCTTGGCGTCGTCGAGCCCCTGGTTGAAGATGCCATTGACGAGCTGCGTTAGGTTGATAGCCGGCTGTCCTGCGGCGACTCGCCGAGGGTTCACCCAAAAGTTGAGAGCGAAGGTTAGCTGTGCGTCTTCCGCCGCGCTCGTCGTGATTGTGTACTGA